TATTATTTGTTATGATTACATCTTTTGCATATGCAGAAGATATGACGATTGAAATGTTGAATAAAAGAGATGACGGTGCTAAGATGGTATACTCACTTGATGTAGCTAAGGTAGAGTTGGGTGATACTATTACATGGGTGCCGACTAGTAAAGGACATAATGTCCAGTTTGTAACTGTACCAGAAGGTGTAGAAAAAATAAAAAGTAAGAACAATAAAGAAGTTTCCTATACTTTTGAAAAAGAAGGTGTATATCTCTATGTTTGTACCCCCCACAAATCAATGGGTATGATTGCACTTGTAATTGTGGGTGATTCGTTGGAAAACCTTGATTCGGTCAAAAAGACCAAAGTTGTGGGTAAATCCAAGAAAAAACTGAAAAAACTCCTAAAAAATCTATAATTAATAAATTAAACCCTTGATTTTCAAGGGTTTTTTTTAGCGTAAATTACCCATAAAAGCCTTGACTCTGTTATCAAAACAAGGTATACTCTAAGAGTAAGATAAAGAGAAAGAGGTAAATTATGGGAAAAGTTAAAAATTACATGATGGATATTGAAGAGAAAGTCTTTGATATTGATGGTCTTGAAAACAAGATTGGTGAGTGTGAACATATCGCAGAGATGAAAGCCTTTGTGGTAGAGAAGTTGGGTTTGAAAACTCATTTCGATATCGGTATCGCAGAAGGTGTGGTAGATGATATGTGGAATGATTTTTGGGGATACTACTAAAAAGTGCTTGACATTGTTGTCAAAACATGGTAGAATGATAATATAATTGAGAGAGAAAGTGAGAAAATTATGAAAATATTCAAAGACATCAAAGACGTTGAGTTCAATGACACAAATGTGTACGGTACATGGATGCCGGTGTCAGAACCAATTGCAATGGCCTCTGCCGCTGGTTGGTATGTTGGTGCAGTTTGTAAAGACCCAGACATGGATGGTATGATTGCGCCTTACAATAGGTTCACTGAATACTTTGCAACGCCTGAAGAGGTACAAAAGATTATAGATACACCAATGGAACAAGGAGGTTTTTATGAAGGATAAAAAGTATATCGTATATACCCAAGCGAATAAAAGAGGGTTAAAAGGTGAGTTTGATAATGCGAAAGACGCTATCAAATGGGCTAAAGAGAATGTGTATGCTTTCGATTACTTGAAAGAGAGAAAGGATACATGGGAAATCTTGTTTGAAGAATTGTTAGTTTGGATTGATAAAGGAGAGGTAGTAGAATGTTAGACTTTTTAGCGTGTGATACAGTAAACATCAACATGACTAGTTTACAAGGAAAAATCACCACCACTTATGATAAGTTAGTCGAGGTGTTTGGTGAACCAACTATGACAGATGCAAGTCCTTATGAAAAGGTAAATGCACAATGGGCAATGGAATTCAAAGTTCCTTTTACAGATGATACTGGAATTGAAGACTTTGAAACTGTTACCGCTACTGTTTATAATTGGAAAGATGGATACATCCCTACTGAGGTGTATGACTGGCACATTGGTGGTTTCGATAATGAAGCTGTTGATTGTGTTCAGAAAGTACTTGACTCTGCGTAGACTTTCTGGTAGGATAACATAATGTTGAAATTTATCTTAGGGATAATTGTGGGTTTTGTGATAGTATCATATTATCCACAAATAGCAGTACACACCACTAGTTTCATTGTAGATAGTGGTATTTGTGAACAAATATATATTAATAACAAGTAGGAGAAGTATGAGATATAACAAATATAAGAAGAACTTTCACAAGAGGGATAAATATCCTAAAGATGAAGGCATGACAGTAACAGTACGTCAGATAAAAGATAAAGACGGAAACGTAACATCTGATGTAAATGGTGCAATGAGAGTTTTAAAGAAGAAACTAATGAAAGATGGTTTCTTTCAAGAACTAAGAGAACGTAGTTATTTCACTAGTAAGGGTGAAAAGAAACGTAAAGCAAAAGCAGCTGGTAAACGTAGATATCTCAAAAAAGTAGAGAAAAGAAAAGCGGAGTTAGGTTATTGAACGATAATGTCATTAAATTTCCAACCAAATATAAAGGTAAAAAACTACCAATCATTGATGACTTGGATGCATCTAAGGTTGCAGAGGATTTAGATTTCTGTGATAATCTTGCAGAAGGTCTGATGATTAATCTGATTCATAATGTAGGTGAAAATGGTTTTGATATTAAGAAGGATAAATTTATAGGTGACATAAGTTTTCTTAACGAAGTTGTTAAGGGAGCTCTTTATAGACAAATGGGATTTGCACACCCCATGCAAAGTTTCATGGATTTGATTGTAAAGATAGATACTAACGAAGATAAGACAATAGTGACTAGAATAAGTTTGAACAAGATTGAAGATTTGATTCCTCAATCGAAGGATGATGGTAACGGAGATGATATTAGTTGATATGAATCAAGTGACACTATCAAATTTGATGGTGCAGATTGGTGGTAAAAAAGAAGTAGAACCAGACTTAGTAAGACACATGGTTCTGAATTCATTAAGAGGATATCGTAAAAGGTTCTCTGATGAATATGGTGAACTTGTGCTTTGTTATGATGACAAGACTAACTGGCGAAGGGATATATTCCCTAACTACAAATATAGTCGTAGAAAAGACAGAAAAGAATCTAAACTAGATTGGAATTCTATCTTTGATACTCTACATTTAATTCGTGACGAATTAGTAGAATATTTTCCATATAAAGTATTGCAAGTAGAAAACGCAGAAGCAGATGATGTGATTGCAGCTGTGGTATTTCATGTTGCAAAAGAACCAAAGAATTACGAAAAGGTATTAATACTTTCTGGAGACAAAGATTTTATTCAGTTGCAACAACACAACTTTGTAACTCAATATAGTCCAACTCAAAAGAAATTTATTAACGGTGTAGACCCTACTACATATATTAAGACACATATACTTCAAGGTGACAGAAGTGATGGTGTTCCAAACTTTTTGTCACCAGATAATTGTTTTGTAGATGAGATTAGACAAAGACCTATCTCTAAAAGAAAACTTGAAACTTGGATTGAACTTGAGCCTGAAGATTTCTGTAATGAAGACATGATGAGAAATTTACATAGAAATAGAACTCTAATAGACCTCAATTATATTCCAGAAGAATTGATAAACAAGTGTATTCAGACTTATGTGGATGCGCCTGATAGTGATAGAAAACAACTACTAAATTATTTTATCAAGTATAAACTAAAAAACCTAATGGAGAATATTGGAGATTTCTAATGAATAAACCCATAAAAACTTATACACCACTATTGTCAGAAGTTTTGACAAAAGTGAATAATGCAAAAACTAAGGATAAAAAGATTGCAGTTCTAAAAGAGAACGATACCGAAGCTCTTAGAATGTTAATCAAATCTTCCTTTGACCCAAAAATTAAATGGATATTACCAGAAGGTAATGTTCCATTTAAACCTAATGATGCACCAGATGGTACAGAACATACCTTACTTTCTCAAGAAGCAAGACGGTTGTATCATTTCATTGAAGGTGCAGATAATCAAACACCAAGAATGAGAAAAGAGACTATGTTCATTCAGATGTTAGAAGGTCTTCATAAAGATGAAGCCGCCGTTCTTTGTCATGCAAAGGATAAAGTATTACATCAAAAATATAAAGGTCTTTCAGATAATGTTGTCAAAACAGCATTTGGTTGGAATGACGATTATGTGAGACTTGACTCTGTATCAAAATAATGGTATAACTATAATACGATTCGAGATATGGTAACCTCTCACTCTCTCTCAAAGACCATATGCGAATCACACTAGGGGATAGTTTCGGCTATCCCCTTTTTTTATCCCCCTAAACCCTTGATTTATAAGGGAAATAATAATGCTTGACTTTATCATAAAAATATAGTAGCTTGTATATATGATGAGAAAAGAAAGAAAAACTATGAATTTTGTGAGTGCAAGAGGTGGTAAACAACATCAGCGAGATATCGCAACTACTACTGTTCACCAGATGATTGCAGAATTACTCCCTAGATTTAGAACACTTGATATCGAAGTTGTTTTCAGAACATTCAAGAAAGATGAAGGTGCAGTTGGTTTCTGTGGTATGACAGATAACAATCGTACTTTTGAAATAGAGATTGATAAGAAAATGGGTATCAACGAATTAGTAACCACTATCTGTCATGAGATGGTTCATGTCAAACAGTATGCAAGAAATGAAATGACTGACGAATGTGTTCAGTATGGTGCAGCTACTTGGAAAGGTAGAAAGGTAAATCCAAAAACTACTTACTATGATTTACCTTGGGAAAAAGAAGCATACAAGATGCAAGATAGTCTTGCATTAAAAGTTTGGGAAAGTGGTGAGATTTAACTTGACTTTGTTGTCAGAACATGGTATAGTGATTCTATAAGATGAAAAAAGAGAGGTTATTATGAAAATTACAGCGGAACAATTTGTCGAGTCACTCGCAAGAATGTCAGATGCAGAAAAACAAAAAGCTGCAAATCTTCTTGTGAACAAGTGGTTTCACTTGACACAATCATTCACTGGTATGATGGATGCAGAAATGCAAGACCTTCATATTAATGAACAAGCAGAAGCTTTCGATATACAGAAAGCTGCCGAAAACGGTACTAAATTATTCTAACGACATAAGAGAGGATTATATCATGTCAAATTTATCAAAAGTGAATGACCAACTTATGGGTCTAACAATATCTGAACTTACACAAGTACAGAGTATGATATCAGATATCAAAACTATGAAAGCAAAGTCTGCAATTGTAGTTGGTGGAAATGTTTTTGTTGTTCAGAAAACAAAAAAGACGCCTGGAGTGGTTGAGAAAATCAATCAAACTAGAGCAATCGTTAATATGAAAGGTAGAAGTTATAATGTACCTTTCTCAATGTTGGAGGCTGCTTAATGTCAGTAGTTGCAAAAGGTAGACCATCTACTACCGTTATAGACTTAGATGGTTCTGAGGGGAACGCTTTCGTTCTCCTTGGATATGCAAACTCTACTATGAAAAAGAGTGGGTTTGATAAACAGACTATGGATAGAATCTTTAACGAGATGAAATCTGGAAACTATATAGATTTACTGAGAACTTTTGAAAAGTATTTCGGTAGTGTATATACACTTCAAACTTCCAATCCAGAATATCTGGATGCATTTATGGTAGAAAAAAGTGCTTAAGGAACTGTTAACTACATTTGTTATATCTGCATCAGCTTCTGGTGTAGATGTAACTCCACAAGGTGCAACACAGTATCTAGATAAACAAGCAACTTGTCTTGCCAAGAATATGTACTACGAAGCTCGTAGTCAAGGACTTGCTGGACAACTTGCAGTAAGTCTAGTTGTGTTGAATCGTGTTAAAGATAAAAGATATCCAAACACAATTTGTGAAGTTGTTCATCAAGGCCCAACAAGAGAGTCTTGGAAAAAGAATGGTATTTTTTATCCAATAAAAAATCGTTGCCAGTTTAGCTGGTACTGTGACGGCAAAAGCGATGAACCAAAAGAACCAACAACATATAGTCAATTGTATGATATGGCACTTGATTTGGTTTATGGTGATATTACAGTTGTAGATATAACTGAAGGTGCAACACATTACCATGCAGATTATGTTTTTCCTGCTTGGAGAAAAACTAAAACTAAAACAATTGAAATAGAAGACCATATATTTTATAGGTGGGAAAAATGACATTAAGAGGATATGCAAAGAAAATAAAAATTGATGATGGAGATGGATACATCTATCAGTTTGATAACGGATATGGTGCATCTGTAGTTCAACACTCTGGTTCTTATGGTGGAAAACAAGGATTGTATGAGATTGCAGTACTTGACTCTGGTGGAGATTTATGTTATAGTACATCAATAACTGAAGATGTAATCGGTTATGCAGATGAAGCTAAAGTATTGGACACTTTACATAGGATAAGAATGTTATGAACTTTTTTTACTTAGATGAAGACCCTTGGACATCTATTGAGTATCATTGTGATAAACACATAGTCAAGATGCCTACAGAGTACAAACAAATGTTATGTACTGCACATAGAGTTCTTGATGGTGAAATGTATTATGACAAAACTGCAAGAGGTCACAAGATTAAACGGTGGAAACACCCAGACCGAAAGATGAACAAACATCTTTATCTTGCTGGTCATGTCAATCATCCAACTAATATTTGGTTGCGTGAATGTCGAGAAAACTATATGTTAATGTTTACATATTATAAACTAATCTGTGAGGAATATACATATAGGTATAACAAAGAACATGGTGCAAAAGACTATTGGTGGATGCTACGAGAACCACCAAAGAATATGCCTAGTTTAGGTAAGACTACACCAGTTCCACAAGCTATGAAAGAGTTTCCACAGTGTAAAGTAGATGGTGATTCAGTACAAGCATATCGTAATTTTTATGTTGTTGCAAAGAGAAGGTTCGCAACTTGGAAAGAAAGAGGAGCTCCACTATGGTACACGAACATGACCCAGAACCAGAACGGTACTATGATTGGATGCTCTGGAAATTAAGGCAGGAAAATATGAAAGAACAAGATGACCCTATGGATGATATTACTGTAGATGGTGGTAAATTAAGTGGTTGGATTGAAAAACCATATATGTCTGTAGAAGATATATATCGTAGAGAAATTGCAGAAATGCAAAAATCAAACCATGCTCTTCTGATTCGAGTAAAAGAACAAGCAGAAGAGATACAAAAGTTGAAAGAGAAAATAGATGCCAACTTATAATTTTAAGAACAATAAAACTGGAGAAGAATGGGAAGAGTTTTTTACTATCTCTGGTAAAGAAGAGTTCTTAGAACAAAATTCACATATCCAACAATTACCTTCAATTATCTCTATTGTAAGTGATGTTGGTGGTATTAAAAATGATAGTGGTTGGAAAGACAATATGTCAAGAATTGCAGATGCACACCCAGGCAGCCCACTTGCAAGACGTTTTGGTAGGAAATCTACAAAGGACATAAATACTAGACAAGTACTAAAGAAACATAAGATTTTGAAGGATGTGTGATGGCGAAAAAACAAGATGTTAAGATTGATGATTTAGTAACAATCAAACCAATTACAGACAATCAAGAAGTTGCCTTTGAGGCATTTAAAAAAGATAACAAAGAATTATTTCTTCATGGAGCTGCTGGAACTGGAAAGACTTTTATTTCCTTGTACCTTGCACTTGAAAAAGTATTAGACCCAAGTACACCATATCATTGTGTATATCTAATTCGTAGTGCAGTACCCACAAGAGAAATCGGTTTCTTGCCTGGCGATGAAGAAGATAAAACTGCATTATATCAGATTCCATATCAGAACATGGTACAATTCATGTTTGAACAACCAACTGACCAAGCATTTAGTATGTTATATGATAGACTAAAAGCACAAGGTTCTGTTATGTTTTTGACTACATCATACCTAAGAGGTATTACTTTAGATAATGCAATTATTTTAGTTGATGAATGTCAAAACCTAAACTTCCATGAGTTAGATACAATTATGACTCGTGTAGGTCAAGATAGTAAGATTATTTTTTCTGGTGATTTTTTCCAAACAGATTTATTAAAAAATGCAGACAGAGATGGTATGCCTAGATTCCTAGATATCATTTCAGATATGGAAGAATTTAAATCAGTAGAATTCAATATAGGTGACATTGTTCGTTCTGGTTTAGTTCGTAGTTATTTAATTAGTAAAACGAAAAAAGGAGTTGAGGTATAATGGCTAAAATGTTTTCAACTGCTACAGTCCATGAAAGTACTCCAAAGGGTACTTCTCAAGGAAAGAAACCAATTACTTCTACCATGAATAAGTCTAAACGTAGGAGTTTCAAAAAATATAGAGGACAAGGTAAATGATAAACAAAGAATATCAAGATTGTTTGGAAATGATTTTACATCATGAGGGCGGCTATGTGAATCATCCAGCAGACCCAGGCGGCGAAACTAATTTAGGCGTGACTAAAAGAGTTTATGAGTCGTACTGTAAGAAAAATGGATTGAGAGTAAAATCCATGAGAGATTTAGAAATCACAGATGTTGCACCCATCTACAAAACTGAATATTGGGATAGAGTAAAAGGGGATGACCTTCATCCAGCGCTTGCACTTTGTGTTTTCGATTTTGGAGTAAATGCTGGAACTGGTAGAGCTGCAAAATATTTACAGAAACTAGTCGGTGCAACAGCAGATGGTGCAATCGGCCCCAACACTCTTAAAAAAGTAAATGCATTTGTCGATAAACATGGTATTCAAGATGTTATGAAAACATATCAAGAGAATAGACAAAAGTATTATGAGAAACTAAAACACTTTAACACCTTTGGTCGAGGTTGGACAAGAAGAGTTACAGAGACTACAGAAGCTGCATTAAAAATGACTTGACAAAGTGTGTTAAGTTATGTTAGTATGATTGAAACTAAATCGTGAGGATATATTATGTTTACACACCAACCAGTAGAGATACCAGAACTCTCTACTAAAAATGTTAATCGCAAAAGATTTTATCTAACTCCAGAGGGAAAACTATATCCTTCTATTACTACCGTTTTACAAAGACGTAAGATGGAAGGCCTTATGGCATGGAGAAAGAAAGTTGGCGATGACGTTGCAAACTACGTTGCAAGAACAGCTGCACATAGAGGAACTAAGGTTCATCATATGTGTGAAGACTTTTTAAATAATAACTTTGATGAGGAAACACATAAGAAGAATTTTCTTCCTTATGTATTGTTTGGTCAAATCAAACCAGTACTTATCGAAAAAGTAGATAACATCTATGCACAAGAATGTGGCCTATATTCAGATAAATATATGGTAGCAGGAAGAGTAGATTGTATCGGTGAATACAATGGAACTCCATCTATTATCGACTTCAAAACTTCTACTAGAGAACGTAATGATGATTGGAATGAGTCCTACTATATTCAAGCATCTGCATATGCAGAAATGTTTGAGGAAAGAACTGGAATTGAAATCAACCAGATTGTAATTCTAGTAGTAACTGAAGACGGAATCGTTCAAGAGTTCGTCAAGACTAAACATGACTACTTACCATTATTAGTTGAGACTATTGACGATTTTACAACACATTGGGAAAAAGAAGAAAATGAAATGGTTCATAGTAATAGTAATGTCAGCGCAGCTTAATAGTGCTGGTTTAGAAGAAACACCGTTGTTTATTCCATATAAGACTTTTGAGACTCAAGATTCTTGCATGGAATTTGCAACACATAATAGTGATGCATTGTTTATGAAAGCATGGCAACAATATGAAGGTAAAATATCACCTAAAATGATTAACTGTGTTACAGAAGATATTTTGAAATCTATAGGACAAACAGTCGGAAAGAACAAAAATGAAAAAGCTACTTAGTACAATTGTACTGTCACTTGTTCTAACAACAAGTGCATATGCAGAACA